CGCTGCACAGGTGCATGCAGGACCTGGAAACTGCACAGACGCACCTGGGCGACGACGTGAGGAACGACTACGACGCGGCCGGCCGGCTGATCGACGCGGACAGCGGAATCGCTTCCGCCCTGTCTGCGGTCAAGGCCGAGCTGAACCGCCGGCACCGGGACGCCATGAAGCGCAAGGCGGTTCCGGCACTTCCGGAACCGGCCAAGATCGAGCTGAAAATGCCCGGTTTCAAATCGGCCCCGGTCCACTTCCCGAAGACCATGCGCGGCGTCCAGGAAATGCTGACCTTCATTGAAGAGGCCATGGTTGACGGCGGCTGCGGCATGGTCGCGATGAACCACGAGCTGCTGAACAAGGCGGCGGCGGCCGGGTTCGCCGCCCAGGTGGAAGCCCTGCGCAAGGCGGCCAGTGAAATCCTGGATGGGGAGGCCGCCGAATAATGGACGGTTCAACCTCCCTGGTAATCGCCCCTCCCCTGGTAGTCCTTCGGGACTACCAACAGGATGCCGTTACCGAAATCCGCGAGAGCTTCAAAACCTTCGATCGGGTGTGTTACGTCTTACCTACCGGAGGTGGAAAGACTATAACGTTCAGCTACGTTGTGGCGAACGCGGTTCTCAAGGGCAAAACCGTTGTGATCATCGCCCACAGACGGGAAATCGTGGTTCAGATCAGTTCCGCGCTGCGCAACATGGGTGTTGACCACGGCATTGTGGCCCCAGGGTTCCGCATGACGAATGCCACGGTTCAGGTTGCCATGGTGCAAACCCTGGTCAAGCGCCTGGGCTGCGTCCCCGTCCCCGATCTTCTCGTGATCGACGAATGCCACCATGCCCCGGCCGGTTCCTGGCTGAAGGTCATGGACGCTTACAAGGGCTGCAAAGTCCTGGGCGTGACCGCAACGCCCATCAGGTTGGACAAAAAGGGCCTGTCGGTCGCGTTCGATGACTTGGTGTGCGGCCCCAGCATGAAGAAGCTGATCGAGCTGGGAGCGCTCGCCCCGTACCTGTATTTCGCCCCACCCTCCGACGTGGACATGTCGGCGCTGAACACCGTGGGCGGCGACTGGGAAGGCGAAGAGGTGGACCGGATCGTGATGGCGTCCACGGCCATGGCTGACGCCATCGTGCATTACAAACGGCACTTGGAGGGCAAGCCGGCGCTGTGCTTCTGCACCAGCGTTGTGGGCGCGGAAGCGATTGCCCAGCGGTTCACGGACAACGGCATTCCAGCGCTCTCCCTGGACGGCGACCTGTCCACGCCCGAACGGGCGCGGCGTCTCGCGATGCTGGAAAGCGGCGAAGTCCTGATCCTGACAAGCTGCATGCTGATTTCGGAAGGGTTCGACTGCCCGGCCGTGGCGGGGGCCATCTTGCTCCGCCCTACCCTGTCGCTGTCGCTCTTCCTCCAACAGATCGGGCGGAGCTTGCGGCCCAAGCCGGGCGGCGGCTGCGCCATCATCTTGGACCACGTGGGGAACGTCATCCGACACGGCATGCCCGACATGGACCGGGCGTGGACCCTGGACGGCTTGAAGCATCAGGCCAACCCGGTCAGCCAGTGCGAAAGCTGCTACATCGTCCAGGAAACCGTGTTCGTCCGGTCAAAATTCTATGAATGCCCCAACGGTCTGGGCGAGCGGACCCCCGGCCGGGTGCTGATGGCCGACATGGACCCGGCCGACCTGGAAAGCCTGACCGAAAAGCAGCGGGCGGCCCTGACCAAGCTGGAAGCGGACAAAATCCCGACCGACGAAGAAGGCCGGGCGCTTCTGGCCGAGAAGATGGGATTCCTGCGCGGCAAGGACGTGTGCCCCTACCTGGACAAGGAAATTGACCTGGGCGACGACCCGGAACCGTGCCTGTGGAACGGCCCCGGCGATCTGGAGCAGGTGACCGACGTGCGCCCGATCGATCACCCGGAATGGGCCTGTGGCCTGTCGCTGCACGCCACCGGCAAGCAGTTTTACCAGCTCCTGGACCGGGCCGGGTCCGACGTGGCACGCCTGAACCAGATTGCCGCAACCCGTGGCTACAAACCTGGCTGGGTGAAACACAAGCTCGCCGAGCGGTACGCCATCGATCAGGAATTGGTGGCCTGGGAGGGTAAAATCCTGCGCCTGGAAGAGCTGAGCGAACAGGCGCTGTGGACGCTGCACCGGATGCTGGTAGAGGCCGCCACCCCGGAAACGCGGGCCTACGACCGCATGGTTCGACTGATCCTTTTCTCCCGTAAAAACAAGGCCGCCTGACATGTCGAATGCCGAAACTTCGGTTATGCGGGCCATTCTTTGCGCCATCAGCGCCCTTCCGGGGGCGCTGTTCTGGCGGCGCAACGTCGGCGTTTTCCGGCAGCTCAAGGGTGCTGGCATCGTGCGCGCGGGCCTGCCCGGACAGGCGGACCTTGCCGGAATCTACCGGGGGCGCGCAATCGAAGTAGAGGTGAAGACCGTTCGGGGAGGGTTGTCGGATGAACAGAAAAGATGGAAACTGGCTGTTGAGAAGGCCGGCGGGGTTTTCGTTTTGGCGCGAACCCCCGCCGACGTTCTTTCTGTCCTGGCCGCCCTAGACGCCCAATCTGTGGAGCGGCCTTCCACACACGGACCTGAGTCCGTGAACGGAGTAGCCATGCCATGAGAGTACAGCCAAAACTGCCGTTCGATCAAGTCAACGAAACGGCCCTGGGGCAGTACCCCGACATACTCTTTCGATGGTTCCCCGCTGGCGTCCTGGTAGACGGCAAACAGGAATTTGCCATAGGCGATTTGAGCGGCACGCCCGGCCATAAGGATGATGGCGGTAGCGTCAAGGTCAACATTCGCACCGGCAAATGGGCGGAGATGAACGGCAAGGAACCCGCCGGCCATGATCCGATTTCGCTCTATGCCTGGGCGTTCTGCGGCGGCGACCGGGTAACCGCCTGTAAGGAGCTGGGGGCGTCCCTGGGCATCCCTGGATGCAATCCGCGTGGTGGGGCCGAAGTGGTGCCGTTCGTGCCCAGGAACCCGCCCAGGAAGGCGGAGGAAGTGGACTGGCGGCCCATGGTGCCCCCGCCCGATGGCGTGCGTGATCCCAATGCCGAACTGCGCAAGTGGGATCATGTCTTTGTCTACTGCGACCGTGACAGGCGGCGGCTGCGCTATGTGGTGCGCAACGATGCCAAGGCCGGCCAGGATAAGAAAATCCGGCCCCTGACCTACGGCTATCTGAAGGACAAATACCACGCGGACGGGGAAACCGGCTGGCATCTAAAAGGACCGAACGACCCCAAGGGCCTGTACGGACTCGAGAAGCTGGACGGCCGGCCTGTGCTGCTCCAGGAAGGCGAGAAGAAAACCAAAGATGTGCAGGATTTGCTGCCCGGCTATGCCTGCCTGTCGCTGACCTTCGGAACCGGCGGCGAGAAGCACAACGACTTGACCCCCCTGGCCGGCCAGACCGTGATTTGCTCGCCTGACAATGACGCGGGCGGCAAGGACACCATGCGGGGCACCGCTGCCCGGCTGCGCGAGCTGGGCGCTACGGTGATGCTGCTCGACCACACCGGCCAACCGGACAAGTGGGACCTGGGCAACGCGGTAACCGGCGAAATGCCAGACGGCACCCGGAAAGACCCCTGGAACGCCAAACAGCTTACCGAATACCTGAAGGCGCGGGCCGTGCCAGACCTGGATGAACCGGACGGCGACGTGGACGCAGACGTGGACCTGGGCGAGCCTTCCGACGACGACGCGGAATGGAAGGAGGACCCGGCGACCTGGGGCGGCGAGCTGGACGGCATCATTCCGCTGGGGTTCAACAACAACATCTATCACTACCTGCCCAAGAAGGGCGGGCAAGTGGTGTCACTGACCCCCAACGCCCATAGCGAGCTGCAAATGCGCGCCATGGCGTCGGATGAGTATTGGTATGGCCTGAAGCAATTCGAGAAGCCCAAGGGCGGCTTCGATTGGAAGGGTGCCGCCGGCTTCTTCATGCGGAGCTGCCAAACCCTGCCCATCTACAGCCCCGATCGGCTGCGCGGCGTCGGGGCTTGGATCGATGGCGAACGGTGCGTCCTGCACCTGGGCGAACGCCTTGTGGTGGACGGCCATGTTCACAACGGCCTGAGACTGCCCAAACAGGCTTTCGTCTATGAGCGCAAGGCTTCCTTGAGCAAAACCATAGCGCCCCCGATCAGCACGGCGGACGCCCACAAGCTGGGCGAAATCATCAAGGCCATGCGTTGGGAAAAGCCCATTTTCGGAACCCTCATGTCGGGCTGGATTGCCGTTGCGGCCATCTGCGGCGCGCTGAAGTGGCGGCCGGCGATCTGGGTGACCGGCGGCAGCGGGGCCGGAAAGACCACCCTGGACACCAACATTATCAGCCCGATCCTGGAAGGGATTTGCGAACGCATGGCATCGACCTCAACCGAAGCCGGCATTCGGCAGAAGCTGGGCAACAACGCGCTCCCGATCATCTTCGATGAAGCCGAAGCGGAAGGCTGGACCGACAAGCAGCGGATTCAGCATGTGCTGGATTTGGTGCGGCAAAGCACGTCGGAAGGCGGGGCCGCCATCGTCAAGGGCACCCAATCCCAGACCGGCGCAATCTCCTACATCATGCGGAGCTGCTTCATGTTCCTGTCCGTCAACGTGACCATCAACCGGCAAGCCGACGAAAGCCGCATTACCGTCCTGTCGCTGGAGAACCCGCCCCAGGGCGACCTTGAGGCCCAGGCCCACTATGACAGGCTGATGGGAGAGATTGCGGCCCTGGTCACAGCGGAATACTGCGCTGGGTTCGTGGCGCGGGCCGTGCTGCTGATGCCGATAATCCGCGACAATGCCGAAACCTTCAAGCGGGCCGTGGCCGCCAAGCTGGGCAGCGCGCGCGTGGGTGACCAGATCGGGACGTTGTGCGCGGGAGCCTATAGCCTGCACTCGCCCAACCGGATCACCCTGGAGGAAGCGATTGCCTGGGTTGACCGGCAGGATTGGGAAGAAGCCACTTCCGCCGATGCCGTCACCGACGAACAGCGCCTGATGGACAAGCTGCTGTCGCGGACCATCACCGTCCAGTCCATCGCCACCGGCACGGTTAGCCGCACCGTGGGCGAGCTGCTGAAGGCGGCGGCTGGACATGACGACATGCCGGCCGGCCCCGCCGAAGACGCCCTGAAGCGGTGCGGGATCATCCCCCAGGCCCCCACGAAGACGCAGGACAGCGGCATGTGGGTAGCCAACCGCCACCCCGCCCTTGCCGACTACCTGAAGGACACCCCTTGGAGTTCGCCCACGAGCTGGCGGCGCGCGCTGAAGCGATACCCCGGCGCGCAATCTTCTGTCGCGCAATTATATTTCGCTGGTGTGTACTCTCGCGCAACGTTCGTACCAGTTCGACTGCCTGGGGTGGGTCTTGACGGTTTCTAATTGTAAAGGCGAATAGAAAAGTAAAGGCAAAAATCCCGAAAAACCCAATGAAATCAACGGTCTTTACGATATTACGCTTTTTCTCACTTAACAGACCTTATAGAGAAGAGAGGAGCACGAAAGAATGTTGCGCAACAAAGTTACCCAAACTCATCCGCACATAAGCGCTCTTATTTATATATGTATGTAATATTGTATAGATATATAAAAAAGGGCCTTAAAAATCAAGGCTTTAGCCTCTTTACGAAGCTCTTTACACCGTCTTTACGGCTTTACAAACGGAGAGAGAAATGGACCTTCGAGAAAGCCTAACCATCAAGCCCCGCACCTTGAAAGCCGGTCACGTCACGCTGGAAACCCGATACGGCTACGCCCGCGAAATGGGGGCCATGCTGCGGTTCGTGGACATCATGGATCATCTGGACAATCACGCCCTGTTGCTGATCCGGCGCATTTCCTGGGATGAAGAGCACGACACCATGAGCGTTTTTCTCGCGGGCGATGGCTTGAGCACTGAGCACGCCCAGCGCGTTGGAAGGCGAATGGCTAAAATCCTCTGGAACTTGGGCGGCCCAACTACCGTGTGGATCGAAGTTGAAGCCCTGAATTACTCCTGGGACTTTCTCAATCCGGCGGTTACGGGAGCTGTGGCATGAGACGCACCGCCACCAAGGCGAAAGCGACCGATCAGCAGGCGCTGGCCGTGCTGTACGGCAAATACCGCAGATACGGGAACGAATGTTTCGCGCTGGACCGTGGCCCTGAGAGAGCGGCCCTGATCGTTGCCATCGATCGGGGCTGGCTGTGGGGTTGGGAAGATCGGGTACGCGTTACGGCCGAAGGCGTGGCCGCTCTCTCCCCCTGGCTGGAAGGCGTACCGTCATGAAAGACCCCACCAAAGCCGAACTGGAAAAGGCGGGCGAGCAATTGAAGGAAATCCGCATGATGCTGGGCGTGGAGGCCGAGCTGTTATGCCAGACCTATCCGGCGCGGCTGGTCAGCTATGCCCTGCTGACCACGGCGATACGGACGGCGGCCGAAGACGGCATGAGCGTTGAACAGTTCGCCCACCTGTCGCTCGACGCCATCGAGCTTTATACCGGGCGGGAACCGAAGGCCGGCCCCCGAGTGATCATTGTATGAGCCGGGCCGAAGCGCTGCGTCATTCCCTGGTCAATCCCGAGCGGGACAGCCACGGGGAAATCCTGATCGAGTCGCGCGCCGTCACCAGCACGGGGCACACGATCGAGAGCGGCGCACGCGTTCAACCGCCCATGGAACGCTACCTGAAGCGTGGACAGGTCACAGAACGCCAAGCAAAGGCCGCTGAGCGGCTTTATCGTGCCTGGGTCACCATGAACGGTGCCAAGGTTCCAGCGCCTGGGTGCGTCTCCTACAGCCCTGGAGGATGGACAGTCGCCCAGATCACCGCAACGCGGGGATATGAGCATGCCCAACGAGCTGTTGGAATCCGATTATGGCCGCTGGTCTTCCACATTTGCTGTCTGGAATGGACAGTGGACCGTTTCGCAAACGAATGCGGCCGGAATGGAACCTCGACCATGGAGGTTCTGCGCTACGCGCTGGATATGGCGGCCGACGCCTTTGGGCTACCTGAAGGCTAGCAAGGGGCTTGACCTAGCCTTTGGTTGTGGAGTATCGGTTGATCATAGTGGATTGATGTCGCTTGTAGCCTCCCTGCGAGTGACCTCGGATGATGGCAGTTCCTGAACCCGCACCCCAGCACGGCGCGGGTTTTTTTGTGCCACAACCTAACTGGTAACAGTTCCAGAACAATGCCCTACAAACCCGGTGAATGCGGCAACCCAAGCGGGCGGCCTAAGTCGGACTTTCGCGTAAAAGAACTGGCGCGCGAATACACCGAACGGGCCATCACTGCCCTGGTTGATGCCCTGGCCGACCCGAAGACGGCCGTTTCTGCGGCTATCGCGCTGCTAGATCGGGGCTACGGCAAACCCGCCCAGGCGCTGACCGGCGAAGACGGCGGCGCGATTGTCCAGGAAGTGCGCCACATTCACGACCTGCGCGGCCTGAGTGACAGCGAGTTGGAAACCCTCTCGATCCTGGCCGAAAAAGCCCTGTCCGATGAAAATCCCCATACCGCCCATTAGCCAAATCCAGGCTGAGCGGCGCAAGCGGGCCAAGGCTAGCTTGGGCTACTGGGGCCGGCTGCACGGCTTTGTGCCGGCGCGGCACCATGACTTGCTGATCGAGAAACTGGAGGCCGTGGAACGCGGTGAACTGCCCAGGCTGATGGTCTGCATGCCACCCGGCAGCGCCAAGAGCACATGGGCGAGCGTGTTGTTTCCCCCATGGTATATGGGCAGAAATCCCACGAAAAATATCATCACGGCGTCATACGCACAAAGATTGTCGCGACGGTTCGGCAAGCGCTGCCGCAACATCGTGGCGAGTGAGAATTTCAAAGGCACGTTCGGCTTTCCCCTCGCCAGTGACGCGGCAGCGGCTGACGAATGGGAGACGGAGGCCGGCGGCGAGTTCAGCGCTACTTCCGTTGGTGGCGCTGTAACGGGCCGCCGAGCTGACGGCATTCTTGTGGATGACCCGATCAAGGGCCGCAAGGAAGCGGATTCACTGCTGATCCGGGACAACACGTGGGATTGGTGGGTATCGGACCTTCGCACCCGGCTGAAGCCCGGCGGGTTCATCGTGTTAATTCTCACCCGCTGGCATGAGGACGACCCGGCCGGCCGCATCCTGCCTGAAGGATGGGATGGGCGTTCCGGGTTCGTGACCAGCCGCGACGGCGAGCGCTGGTATGTGCTGAGCATCCAGGCGGAGGCCGAAGTAGGCGACCCTTTAGGCCGTGAGCCGGGGGAATTTCTCTGGCCGGAATGGTTCAGTGACGGGATGCTGGCGCGCGAGAAAATCGCCCAGGGACCACGGAACTGGAACGCGCTTTATCAACAGAAACCCAGTGCAGAAGAGGGCGATTACTTTAAAAAAGACTGGATACGCTATCATGACCAGCTTCCCCCCAAGGAAACTATGCGTTTCTACGGTGCTAGTGACTATGCGGTTACTGCTGACGGCGGGGATTATACTGTGCATGGCGTTCTGGGTCTTGACCCCGATGGCAAAATGTATCTCGCGGACCTGTGGCGTGCCCAGACTTCCGCCGATGAGTGGGTTGAGAAGTGGTGTGATCTGGTGCTTGAGTGGCGGCCCCTCGGCTGGGCCGAAGAGACAGGGCAAATCAAGAGCGGCGTCGGGCCATTTCGCGACCAGCGGGCCAGGGAACGTAAGGCTTTCGTTGCATGCGAGGTTTTTCCGACGCGCGGCGACAAGTCCATTCGCGCCCAATCGATCCGTGGGCGCTGCGCCCTGAACGGACTCTACTTGCCCCGTTCCGCGCCCTGGGTGCCCGGTCTGGTGTCCGAGCTGCTGAGCTTTCCCGCCGGCAAGCATGATGACCAAGTGGACATGTTGGGTCTGGCCGGCCAGTTGCTCGACAAGATGGTAGCCGGGGCCAAGCCCAGGGCTAGCACGCCCCGGCCCAAGCGCGGCGGCTGGGACGAAGCGTTCAAAGACACCAAATCAGATAGCTGGAAGGTAGCCTGATGGCCCTCTCGAACCTGCTAAGCGCCGTCGAAGCGACCGGCGCGGGAACCACCGCGCATTTCAGCGACGACACCCGGCGCAAGACGCCCCAGGCGATCGTTCACGCCATCATCAGCGCCACGGCTACCGCTGTGCTGCAAGGTTCGATCAACAACACCGATTGGTTCACCATCTATTCGTTCACGACCACCTCCGCCCAGCTCGTGGACCTCCCGCCTTACGTTCGCGGCAATGTCACCGCCTACACCAGCGGTACCGTGTCCATGGTCCTGGACTTCGTGGCCGGCTGATGTATCGGGCGCTAAGCCATGGCCTGAGCCGGGACCTGCACCGGACGCTGGTATTCACCGACGACAGCACCGACATCGGCACAGCAGCCGCCATCCTGGCCGACGCGATCAGTGCCGCGACCGGAACAGCGGCCGGCGGCACCTCTGCCCTGACCCTCGATCTGTTGACCAGTACAGCGGTTGGGCGGTTCGGTCAGACTGGCGATGCGGCCAACACCCTTGACGCGGCCATCAGCGCGGCCACCGGGCGGTTCGGCCAGACCGGCACAGCATCTGTGACGCTGGACCTGTTGACCAGCACGGCAGTTGGGCGGTTCGGCCAGACCGGGACAGCGGCCAACACGCTGACCGATGCAACCAGCACCGCCACCGGGCGGTTCGGCCAGACCGGCACAGCGGCCAACACCCTGGACGCCCTGACCAGCACCGGATGGGGCAACCATACCGATGCGGCGCTAGAGTTCGATTTCCAGCATGGCGTGACCGACCCGCGCATTACCGTGACCCGGAGCGGCAGCGCCTGGACCGTGGACAGTACCGGCGCGCTGGTGTCGGTCGCGGCCAATACGCTGCGCATCTGGTACGACCCGAACACGCTCGCCCGCCACGGCGCGCTGATCGAGGAACAGCGCACCAACCTACTGCTGAACAGCACCACCCTGTCCACCCAATCCGTCACCGTCACGGCGGCGGCCCATACCCTGACGTTCTACGGCACCGGCACCGTGACCCTCTCGGGCGTCAGTTCGGCCGGGCCGCTGGTTGGCACCGGGGCCAACGACCGGGTAAGCCTGACCTTCACGCCAACCGCCGGTAGCTTGACATGCACGGTGACCGGCACCGTCAAGTGGGCCAACCTGGAGCTGGGCAGCTACGGCACCTCGCCCATCATCACGGCCGGGGCCACCGTCACCCGCAACGCGGACGCCCCCCAGGTGACCAGCCTGGGCGCGTGGTTCAACGCGACCGAAGGCACCATGTTCGTGGACTTCACGCCCTGGTCCATCGGCACGCTTCAGACCTTCATTTACTTCGATGACGGCACGGTGAACGAGCGAATGGGCATTCGCAGTTCCGCCGGCACCAACGCCATGCTTGTGGTTGACAACAACGTGGTCCAGACCAGCAGCACCCTGGCCGCGCTGACCGCCAATACCGCGTACAAGGCGGCCATGGCGTGGAAGCTGAACGACATGGCCGGTTCCCAGAACGGCGGAACCATCGTCACCGACGCGGCTGCCACCATTCCGACCGTCACGGCGATGAAGATCGGACACCGGCTGACCAGTTCCGAGTCCGCCAACGGCATTACCCGCAAGGTCAAAATCTACGCCACCCGCAAGACCAATTCGGAAATCGTGGCGATGACGACATGAGCGATGCCATCAACAGCCTGGGCGAGTTCTTCCGGCGATCGGGGCGGAACCTGTCCCGGATTCCCGGCGACGTGGCCGGCTATGCTGGCGACTTCGCGGAGAACACCAAGAACGCCGCTGTCGGCATGGCGGAACCAACCCTGCGGGTCATGCGCGGCGAAGGGCTGGAAAATCCGCTGTTGCCCACGGCGGAGAGCGGCGGCCATTCCCGCCTGGGCGATGCCGCCAGCGTGCTCTATCCGCACGCCCTGCCCGGTAACGTCAAGGGCAGTCTCGGCACCTATGGCGGCAGGAATGCGAAGGTCCCGAACAAGCGGCAGCTTTCCAGCGCCGAACGCGCCCAGGCCAAGGGCATGGACACGGACGAAATCCGCGAACGCTACGGTTGGTTTCAGGCCCCCGATGGGGATTGGAAATTCGAGATACCGGACAACGGCGCGCGGCTGACTCGGGAAGGCCAGACCTACCGCCTGGAACATCCCGAGCTGTACCGCGCGTATCCGGAACTGAAGCAATACAAGTTCCAGACTCACAGCCGAAATGACCACGGTTCCGACGCCTACCACGACGCGGCCAACAAGGTCATTTCACTGGCCGATGACACGCCCCAGGACGCGGCGCTGAAGAACCTTCTGCACGAGCTTCAGCATGGCGTCCAGACCGTCGAGGGGTTCAATCCGGGAGCCAGTCCGTGGCATCCGGGCGTCAAGGAAATTGCCCACGGCAGTCTGATGGCGAAGGTCAACAACGCCTACAGCGCCATGCAGCGGTTCAACAGCACCATCAACCGCTGGATGAACCAGCAACCCCGGCCGGCGAGCATCCAGGACGCCTGGAACATGCGGCAGCGGTTCCGATCACAAAACCCCGAACTGGCGGCGGAATACGACGCGGCCCAGGACATCTTGCAGAACGAACCGCGCTATCGGCGGGACGAAGAGTTCAACACCTATCAGCGGAGCCTGGGCGAGACGGAAGCGCGCGACACGGCCGAACGCTGGAACCTGACCCCGGAACAGCGGGCCACCATCACGCCGTACTATCTGGGCCGCATTCGGGAGGTGCATGAACCGTTCGATGCCGCCCAGGATATCGACCTTCGCGCCTACCTGACTGGCCGGCCCAAAGCGGCGGCCGACGTTCCCCCCGACAATCCCGAGCTTCGCCGCATGATCCGGCAGCATTTGGGCATCCCGGAGTAATCATGGAAAGCGCCATTGCCGGTTGGGAGGATAGCCCCCAGGCTAGCCAGTCCGTAGCCAAAGCCACAGACCGCGACCTTGCCAAGTATCAGGAGTGGTTCATTGCCGCAGAGGAAGCCAGTCAAGAGGCAAGAGAAAAGTCTGAGCGTGACCGTGATTACTATGACGGGAAACAATTAACTGATACGGAGCTACAAGAACTCGACCGGCGCGGCCAGCCTGCCATAATAATCAACCGCGTAAAGCGCAAGATTGACTATCTCCTGGGCCATGAGCGCGCAACGAGGACTGACCCGCGCGCCTATCCACGGACCCAGACCGGCCAGGGTGCGGCCGAAGCGGTCACCGATGCTTTGCGCTATGTGTGCGACAGTGAGCGGTTCGACGTGAAACGCTCCAGCACCTGGGAAAACATGCTGGTTGAGGGCCACGGCGGCGTTGAAGTCGGGGCCAGAAAGAACGCGCGGGGCGAGATCGAGCCGACCATTCATCACGTCCCCTGGGACAGGATTTTCTACGACCCGCATAGCCGCATGCTGGATTTCAGTGACGCGCGCTACCTGGGAATCGTGATTTGGAAGGACAAAGAGGAAGTCGAGGAAGATTTCCCGGACAAGGCCGCCCTGGTCAGCGCCACCTTGGACGCGGTACCCAGCAAAACCTACGACGACAAACCGACCTGGGCGGACGGCAAGCGCAAGCGCGTGCGTGTCGTGCAAATGTACTACAAGAAAAAAGGCGTCTGGTATCTGTGCTTCTTCGTGAAAGCCGGTTTCCTGCGCGACCCCAAGCCGGTTGAATACCTGGATGAGGACGGCGAACCGGAATGCCCGTTGCTCCTGCAATCCGCCTATATTGACCGCGACAACGCGCGCTATGGCGTGGTCCGGGAAATGATCGGGCCGCAGGATGAGGTTAATAAAAGGCGCAGTAAAGCCCTGCACCTGATCAGTGTTCGTCAGACGGTTTCGGAAATTGGCGCGGTTGAAAACGTGGCCGATGCCAAGCGGGAACTGGCAAAACCGGACGGTCACATAGTCGTTGCCCCCGGTATGAGGTTCGAACTTCTCGATACCTCAGACATGGCGATCAGCCAGTTCAATTTGCTGAAAGAAGCGAAAGACGAAATCGACTTGCTGGGACCGAACGCCAGCATGATGGGCAAAGACGATAAAGCCCCCAGCGGCCGGGCAATTCTTGCGCAACAGCAAGGCGGGACGATTGAATTAGGTCCGTTGTCCGATGCTTTACGGCAATGGCAATGGCGCGTCTATCGCTGCCTCTGGCACAGGATCAAGCAATACTGGCAGGCCGAAAAATGGATCAGAGTCACCGACGATGAATCCAATCTCAAATGGGTTGGCCTGAATACGCCCATCACCCAGGAAATGCAGACACAGCAGAACCCGGAAGAGCAACAGGCCGTCGAACAGGTGCGGCAGTTAGTAGCCCAGGCTAACCCTGGGGCTATGCCGCAGTTCGAACAGCAGATGCAGGCCCAGATGCAAACCCAGGTGGGCGTGAACAACAGCGTGGCCGAGCTGGACGTTGATATCATCCTCCAGGACAGCCCTGATCTGGTCACCATCCAGACCGAACAGTTTGACCAGCTCGCCCAGCTCTTCGGCGCGCTGCCGCCCGGCACCATTCCGATTGATGTGCTGATCGAGGCATCCAGCCTGCGCGAGAGCAAGAAGAAGACCATCATGGAACGCCTGGAACAGCAGCAACAGCAGCCCCCGCCCGACCCGATGTTGCAGGCGTCCAACGAGGCGACCGTTCGCAAGACCCAATCCGAGGCCGCCAAGAACGAGGCCCAGGCCGCCAAGACCATGGCTGAAGCCGAGCTTGACGGCCAGATGGCCCAGGTTCCCATGGCCCCCAGGGGCGAGCCTGATCCCAACCAACAGGGAGCCATGATGCAATGAGCGACCGTATCTTGCAGTTTTTCCAGTTCGAGCATCTGAAGGGCGAGCTTCAGGAAGTCTCCAAACCGTTCGGCATCCTGGCCGCCCACCTTGTCACAAGCCTGCCCCAGAACCCGGAACGAACCGTTGCCTTGCGCAAACTGCTTGAAGCCAAGGACGCGGCGGTTCGCGCCCGTGTTTACAAGGAACCCGACCAATGACCGGCCCCCACCGCAAGCCAGACTTCAACGAAGAACCCGACTTTGATCCGGACTTTGATCTTCCCGACAACGAACCGCCCGACGATGACGACATTCCCGACTTTTCCGATGATATCGACCTTGGCCCCAAAGACAGCATCCCCAAGCCCGACAAGCCCGAGAAGCCCGACGCCTGGGACAAGGAACAGGGCTATGACGTGGAAGAGGAAGATATCGCCATCGTGGCCTGGGCGGCAGTCCTGATCTACCGGCAAACCCACGGCAGTCATTCGGAACCGAACTGGATGCATGCCCCCAAGGAAGACAAGGACAAGTTCATGGGCCGGATCAAGTCCCTTCTGAAGGACAAGGGCCGGGGCATCGACAAGGGCAAGAACACCGAAGACCGGCTGATTATCGCCGTGGTCCGGGCGCTTCGTAAGTGACCGATGACGGCGACATTCCAGAGGAATGCCGGAACTGTGAACACTCCCCGGTCCACGGCGTTGGGCCGGCCGGTGCTGTCATTGGCGAGATGGCGTTGCGCCTCAAAAACGCGCAAATCCAGTGCCGGCTGTACGAGGCCCAGAAGGACGCGGCCTATGTCGAGCGCAACCGCTGTGTGGCGGCCCTGGCGGCGTGCGCGCAACGATTGGGCTATGCCGCCGGCCTGCGCCAGACCGCTATCGAGAACTGGGAACCGGAGTGGCACAACGCGGTCTATATCGACCTTCCGGCCGGTCAAGTCAGTTGGCACTACCATGACAGTGAGCGGCCCCTGTTCGCCTTCCTGCCCGAGTACCTGGGCGAGTGGGACGGCCACGACACGCCGACCAAATACCGCCGCGTGCTGGCCCTTACGGCTGCCGCTGGGACTTGAGCACGTGAACCAGCACCTTCATGGCGGAGGCCGCTTCCGGGGTCAGTTCCTTGAGGTTCAAGGCGTGATCATCGAGCCAGCGTTCCAGAATTTCGGTCAGCGGCCGGGTGGCTATCCGTTCGTCCAGCCAGACCACTTCAACAATCAGTTCCCCGGCCATCTTGTCGGGGAAAATCGACACGCCATCGCGAAACTGTTCGTGAAAATCCTCAACCGGGACATGGATCGAGAACACCGCATCGTCCCCGATGCCGGCGCTGATCGTGACCCGGCTGTTGTCGTTGTTCCACTCCCATTCGGCCATTGCGCTTTCCCTTCGGCGGCTGACACAGCGCCACCCTAGCACAAGGCTACAGCGAGATTCAAAGAGGGCTGCCCCTGATCCGGGCGGCCCTTTTTGCGTGGTGCCGCCGACCTTACGGGCGCTGAGCGACCAAGCGACACGTGCCGCCGCCGGGCCGGAACGGGCGAAGTTGAAGACGGAGAACTTACGACATGGCAACCGACCTGAACGAAGTCCTCATGGCGGGGACTCCGGACGCTGCCCCTGCGCCTGAACCCTCTGAACCGGCTGATCATGAGCAGCCGGAACATGTGGATCAAGACAGCCGCTGGGACGGCGGCGAAGGACCCGAACACGACACGGGCGATAAACGGCCAAGCCCTGGCCCTGAAGTGCCGCCGGCTTCAGACGACGAGGACACGGACAGGCCGGTTCCGGTCAAAGCCCTACAGGAAGAGAGACGAAAAAGGCAGGAGGCCGAGCGACGGCTGGCCGCCTATGAGCAGCGGGAAAGCCCGGACCCCACGGCCGACCCGGTACGCGCCCGGCTGGACCTGAGCGTTGAGTACGCCAAGGAACAGTTTGAGGACTACGAGACGGCGGAAACCGCTTTTGTCGAAGCGGTCAAGCAGCACCCTCGCGGGCGCGATATCTATCAACAGATGCTCAAAGACGCGCACCCCGCACGGTACGCCTACAACGTCGGCAAGCAGCTACTGGCACTAGATGAAATTGGCGACCCAAGGACGTACCGGCAGCGCGTCCTAGCCGAGACGAAGAGCCGAGAGCCTAAAGCGTCTCCTTCCCTTCCTCCAACCCTGGCGTCTTCCCGTGACAGCGGCGGCCGGTTCAGCCCCCGCGACACCAAGACGGCCACACCCCTGGGCGACATTCTCGCCCGCTGAGTTTTAAGAGATGGCGCTATCCCTCGCTGCTTCTGGCTTAACAGTCCAGAAATGGGACGATGATTTCTTCACTGAATACGTCTCGGAAAATCGTTTCAAGCCCTACATGGGCACGAACGAAAGTAACGTCATTCAGTTGAAGGAAGACTTTACTAAGGGCAAGGGCGATAACATTACGTTTGCCCTGGTCAACCGCCTTACAGGTGCCGGCGTTACTGGCTCCGGCGAGCTGGAGGGCAACGAAGAAGCCCTGGAAAGCCGCTCGTTCAGGCTTTACGTGGACAAGCTCCGTAATGGCGTGCGCATTCCAGAAATGGAAGAGTACAGGTCAGCTATTGACCTGCGCAACGCGGCGCGTTCCACGCTGAAGACTTGGATTTCGGAAGCAACCCGTGACCAGATCATTGCGGCCCTTGGGTCCAAAAATGGCGTGGCTTATGGAACTGCTACGGAAGGCCAGAAAGATGCTTGGCTGGTAGACAATGCCGATCGGGTTTTGTTTGGAGCCAGCAAGGCCAACGCGGTATCGGCGGACCATTCCACGGCCCTGGCGACGATCGACGCCACCAACGACGTGCTGACCCCCGGCCGGCTGTCGCTGATGAAGCGCATTGCTAAAACGGCTAGCCCCCGCATTCGCCCCGTGAACATCAAGGGCGATGAGATGTGGTATGTGGTCTGGATTCCGTCCCTGATCTTCCGGGACCTCCAGAACGACGCGACCATGACCCAGGCCAACCGGGACGCGATGGACCGGGGCAAGGATAACCCCCTGTTCACGGGCGGTGATTTGCTCTGGGATGGCATGATCCTGAAAGAAGTGGAAGATATCCCAAGTCTCGGCGCGGTTGGCACGGCGGGCGCTGCTGTCGCACCCGTGTATCTGACCGGAGCGCAGGCGCTGGGCATTGGCTGGGCCAAGCGGACCACTTCGAAGACCAAGACCTTTGACTATGAAGACAAGTACGGCGTTGCCATCGAAGAAATTCGTGGCATTGCTAAGCTTACCTTCGGGTCTGGTTCAAGTGATACCGCTGACCAGAAGGACCACGGCGTAGTAACCGGGTACTTCTCAGCCGAAGCTGACGCCTGATTACTTGGTGAATACTCGGCCCGGGGACTACTTGTAGTTGCGCCGCGGCCGAGTTTCTACTTCCAGGAGACAAGTAAATGCCGAAATTTAAGTACATCGGTGACAGCGAATACACCATGGTCGGGATTTCCGGCGCGCGGTTCATCAAGGACAAGATCAACGAAGTCAGCGACGAACGGCTTGCCGGCTACCTGCGATCGGTGCCGCACTCCTTCGAAGAAGTGTCAGTTGACGCGGTTCCGGAAACCCCGTTCGGCGTCTCGCTGATGCCGCATCAGGGTGACCCGCACCATGACCCGCGCGTGACCGCTGTTCTGAAGGACACCGGTAAGAAGAAGGACCAGCCGACCCCCGGCAATCTGGCGCGCGATGACCAGCGGGAGGCCAACACCGAAGCCCTGGCCGAGAAAGAGGGCGCGGTTGCCGAACTGGCCGACAAGCCGGCCAAGAAAGCCAAGTGACATTAAAGGCGGAGATTAAATGTCTCCGCCGCATTCCTGGCCGGGAAAATTAGCATGCGGACATACACAGAAGCCCAGGTGCGCAATCTGGCCCTGACCCACATGGGCATCCTGCCCGATGGCGAGACGCCCAGCGCTTCCAATGCCGAGCTGACCGAAACAGCCCTGGATGCCGTCACGGAAGAGCTGGAGGGCTTAGGCTTGCTGAACTGGCCCTGTTGCGCCGTCCCCTCCAACGTGGTCCTGGCCGTGGCAGCCTTGACCGCTTCCAAGCTGATCAACTCGTTCGGCATGTCCGATGGGCAGGCCCAACGCCTCATGGCTGATGGGGCCGCCGCAATGGTCCAGATCAGGCAGCAAACCACCGTCGGCATGTCCGGCACCACCAAAGCCAAATTCTACTGAGGGAATCCCCATGGCCGTAAAGCTCCCCGTCCTGGTCAGAAATGCAAGGTTGGACGCGATCACCACCTATGCCGGCACTTCTGCAATAGTAAGGATTTACAGCGGCACCGCCCCGGCGACGGCCGACACGGCGCTGTCTGGCAACACCGTGCTGGCCGAACTGGCGTGTAGCGCAACGCTCGCCCCGGCGGCGGCGTCTGGCGTGCTGACCCTTTCGGCCATCACCCAGGACAGTAGCGCGGACGCCACGGGGACGGCGACCTTCTACCGCTGGTTGAAAAGCGACGCAACCACAGTTATTAATCAGGGTACCGTGTCCACGTCGGGCGCTGACCTCAACCTCAACACCGTTTCTATCGTCCTGGCCGGTCCCGTGGCCGTGACTTCCTGGACCTTGACGGACGGCAACGCCTAACTGTGGTCACTACCTATCAGGTCAACAGCGGCAGCAATGCCGGCTTGACCGGCTGGAACAACGACCCGGACGCCCCCGGCACCTCCCTGTCCAACATCGTCAACAGCGCGGGCGGGGCGTCCACGTTTGGCTATTCAAGCTCTTCCTGGGACGGCGCGTTTACCAATGGCGTCGGGCATGTCGATTTGCCGGCGGCGGTTGGCTCCAGCTATCTCATGTGGTTCGCCAGTGGCAGGACGGTCAGCTTCACGAGCCTGACTGCCATCTCAGGGGCCTACACCCTGACGATCTACAGCACCGCTCCGGGTAGCGTGAACGTCAACTGGACCTGTGCCGGCAACACCCAGGCCCTGGCGCGCGGCGGCAAGGTGACCTGGACCGGCCTAAGCCCGAGCAGCGGCACCATCAGCGCCACCTGCGCGTCCACCTCATCCGGCAGTGACGCGACGATCAGCGCGGCCATCCTGGTCTTCGATAACACCATCACCGGCACATCGGCGGTGACCCTGGCGGCCCTGACCAGCACCGGGACGGCCAAGAGCGGGGCGGCCGGCAGCGCGGCGGTGACCCTGGCGACCTCAACCAGCGTTGCCAGCGGTTCCGGCGACCTGAACGCCGTGACGGGGGCACCGGCCAACACCCTGGGAACCCTGGTCAGCGCGGCTACCGGACACGTCACCATTGCCGGCCCCAGCGCCGTCACCCTGGCGGCGATCACCAGCACCGCCACCGGCCGGGTGACCATCGCGGGGCCTTCAGCGGTCACCCTGGCGGCCCTGACCAGCACCGCCACCGGCAAGCGCGGCAATACCGGCAGCGCTGCCGTGACCCTGGCGACCTCAACCAGCGGCGGCGTTGGGTTCATCCCGGCGGCCGGCAGTGCCGCCAGCACCCTTGCCAGCGCGACCAGCGCGGGCCGGGCCGGCTTCCATCTGGCCGGCAGCGGCCGGGGCATGGCGACCTACGATTTCCAGGCCGACACGGTGCCGTCAGAGTTCACCTGGGCCGGCACCACCGCAACCCCCGGAACGATCGTGTCCAAACCGGACGCGGTTGGCGGCATGACGCTGGCGCTTCGGTTCCCGGACCTGAACGACAGCCAGGAGTCCTACTTTGAACTTGCCGTCTGGGCCACGGCCATCAACAACCAGTTCAGGGTGAGGTACGCGTGCGACAGTGAAGACGGCTATGATTATTTCCGGCTCTATATCGACGGCGTGATGGTGGCCGAAGTGAGCGGTGAGGCCAGTCCCTGGCTGGAATATTCCGCCACGCTCGCCCCCGGCGACTACACCATGAAGTTCCGCTTTTCCAAAGACAGCAGCGTGAGCGATGGCGAAGATACCGCCTGGGTAAGCTTGCTGACATATCCTTATGGCGAGTTCACGATTACCGGCATTGGCCTGTCCACGCTCCAGCGGCTGACCAGTGCCGGCGCGGGCGCGGTTTCGCCCCGGCGGGTGCGGCGCGTGGCGCTGAGCGGGTCCATTCAGGCAAGGGGTGCCACGGCATGACTTCCCCCGCCCCGGCGACGGTTCCGGCCATCCAGTGGATTGGCAGCGAAGCGGAAAACTTCAATCCCACTGACCAAAGCCTGTTGACCACCTCGACCAACGCGGCCCATTTCCGGACCCTGACGTGTCGCAGCGGCGTTTCCGGCACCTTCCCCACCATCAACCTGCCTTCGGGCATGACCGGGCCGTTCACGCTCCATGTCTGCGCCTGTCTGACCCTGACCGACAGCAGCCCCACCGGCTGGCTCAATGAACGCCTGATCACCTGGACGGAAGACGGCGTTGATCGTGCGTGCATGCGGGCGAGCACCAATACCCTGCCGTTTCAGGCGGAGTTTGCCTTTTGCCGCGACGATGGCACCGTTCAGAACATCAGTTGGAGCGGCGGCGGCCTGGACCTGACGTTCACCCCGGTTGATGGCCGTTACCGCCTGATGCTGTATGTGGACTGGGAACCCCGCACATGGCCGGGCGGCTCGTTCTTCGGCTACGGCATCACCGGCTTTACCATCGTGCGCGACAAGGGGCCGAGCGGCACGCTACCCGGCGGCTATCTGCGGTCTGTCGGTTCCGGCCGGCCCAACCAGAACGGCGTGATGACCAGCACCCAGCTTGACGGGTTCCGCCTGGGCAGTCTGAAGAACGCGGTCTGGTCCGAAGTGATTTGCAGCATCGAAGAGGACTGGACCGGCCTAAGCCCGTGGGAGTGGTACCTGATCAGTCTGCCGCCCACGGCGCACCGGCCGACCAATTCTTTTGACGCGGCCGACCCGAATTTCTACTGGACCGGCAGCGTTGCGGACATCAGCGAAAACCCCGCCAATACGGCGACGTACATTGAAACCCCGCACTATGCCGGCAAAGGCTTCGAGCTTGCCAACCTGCCCCAAGCGAACCTTGTGACGGGTTCCCTCACCCCACAGCAATGGCAGGTAGAGGCCGTTCAAACCCAGGCCATGGCGATGGCAACCGCCGCTGACTCGGCCTACAGCCCCAACTTCACGGTTGGCAGCATGAGCTTGACGGTTCCCGGCGGCGGCTACGTGGACCAGGGTTTGATGGTGACGGCATCGGCTGTCCAGTACACCGGGTACTCGACCCTGGAGGAAACAAACCCCTTCCTGGGCGGCCCCTGGACTGAGGAAGCGGTCAACCTGTACGGCGTCTACGTTCAGACGTGGCGCGAGACGCCCTGATGCGCGTTGCCAAAATCACCGCCTATGCCGTCGTCACTCCCATCAATCTCATTGCGACGATCTACGGCAGCGCGGCGCAATCCCTGTCTGCCCTGACCGGGGCCGGCTACGCCATCCTGTCCCTTCCGGAGGAACCGATACCGGAACCGGAACCGGAACCGGACCCTGCCTCTGTCCGTCTGGTTGTCTCCCTGATCGGCACCGAGCGGCGGACCATCAGCCTCAACGGCACGGTGCTCAAGCGATGACAGTGCTCTTCTGCGGCTCCGAACCGGAAGATTTCGCGGGCGGCGAAACCTGGAACACCCCCGGCGTTGCCATCACGGCCGGCGGTTCGGCTGATCCGGCCTACTACCGCACCGGAACCGTGCGCTATGCCGTGAGCGGCCCCCGGAGCTTTACCCTGCCCTACACCTATCCGGGCGGGTCATACCTGCATCTGGTCTTCAGCGTCACCTTCACGGACGCAACACCTGGGTTTGCCGGAAAACCCCTGGTGATCTTCAGCAACGGCAGCGATGCGCGCCATGCCCTGATCCTGTACGACAACACCTTCCCCACGCGCATGATCTGGGCCAAGGCATACCCGGCGGGGACGGGGCAGGGGGAGGGCGGCAACTGGCTTTATCAGGGCATCGCCGGCATTGACACGCAAACCACGTTCCAGAGCGGCACCCGCTACCGTTTGTCTCTCAGCATCAGCTACGATCCGACCTTGGCCTTTGACACCATCTACAGTTGGGGCGTCTGGAACGAGGGCACCCGCCTTATCTCCCCCAGCTATTTCGTCAATGGCGGGACCACGGATTATGTCGCGGGCCTGGGTCACAACAAAATCACCCTCAACAACGCGGCGGGCGCGCTGTTTTCGGAAGTGATTTGCGCGACTTCCAACATGGCGAACGAGTACCTGATTGCCCTGCCTCCGACCGGCGCGGCCGGCACCATCGAGATTGAAGGGGAGGGCGCGCGGGACGTTCGGAACCTCGACTGGACCGGCTCATGGTCCAGCCTGAGCGAAAACGTCCTGGACACCGGCACCCTCATGAGTGCGGCCGGGCAGGGTTCCGGCACGGCGGGAGAGTTGACCGACCTTCCGGCGGTGACATATGTGGTGCCCGGCCAGACCGGGCAGATGTGGGCGGTTCACGCCATCAAGCAAGTTGTCGTGGGCAAGTCGTCGGTTGCCGTCCCGGCGTGCTCGATCGGCCTGCGCAACAACCTCGAAAGCGAGTATTCCGCGCAATCGTGGTGGCAGCCGGCGGCCTTCCCGACCGGCTTCTATGCGCCGCTGGCGCGCTATGACGAAACCAACAGTTGGGGCGGCGGCGACCTCACCCAAAGGCTGATCAACGGGTTTGATTTCTTGCTGCGGTCAGACACATGACGCTGACCGTTGCCAAGGCCCTGCTCTATGCCGTCGTCTCCTACACGCCCGACGACACCATTACCGGCAATGCTGGCGGCACCCTATCCGACCTGACCAGCGCGGCCACCGGCACCCATGCGCCCCCCGTCACCGGTACCGGGCTGATCGAGCTGGAGGCCCTGACCAGCACCGGCAGCGGCCCAGGTGCTGCGGCCCAACTGCGGCATCAGATCACCGGCCTGATGGGGACCGACCGGCGCACCGTAGCCCTGACCGGGACGCAGCGCCAGACAAAGACCCTTTCCGCAACCTGGGCGGCCCAAACATGAAAAATCAGAACTTCAGCATGAGTTCGGGCGATGACGTGGACATTGTGGTTATCGTCCGGGCGGCCGACCGCTGCACGCTGCTGAACGTGGCCGGCGTCACGCCCCTGTGGGTGCTGGCGGAAAGCCCCGGCTGCACGCCCCTGGTCAGCAAAACCGGCAGCATAACCGACGCGGCCGGCGGCGAAATCACCGTGACCCTGGAACCGGGCGATACTGACCGGTACTGCGGCACCTACCACCATGAACTTCAGCTCACCGATGCCCAGGGCCGGATTTCAACGGTCATGACCGGCAAGGCCAGAATCACGGGGGACAGCGCGCCATGAGCGTCAAGGTGCCGTTCGCTACCCAAAGCTACCAGTCGCGTAGCCTTCCGCTATCCGCCCAACGGCTTGTCAACCTGTTCGCGGAGGCGGCCCCCAAGGACGCGACCACCCAGGTTGTTCTGTTCGGCACGCCCGGCCTAACCCTGTTCGGCACCATCGGCAGCGGCCCCATCCGGGCGCTTCATGTCATGGGAACGGTTCTGTATGCCGTGAGCGGGGATCAGGTCTATTCGGTCAACTCCGCCGGCACCGGCACCCTCCTGGGCCAGCTCGCCGGCACGGAACGCACCGGCTCACAGGTGTTTGCCGCCGACAACGGCCGGCAGCTCGTGCTGATCAACGGCGATGGCAAGGGAACCGTTTACGATGCCGACGCGGCTACGCTCTCGCCCATCACGGACTCTGATTTCCCGAGGGCATCGTCAGTTAGCTATGTTGATGGATATTTTGTTTTCACGCGTCCCGCCACGGGGCAGTGGTTCATTAGTGACTTGTTGGAAGCGACAAGCTACGACGCGCTGGATTTTGCGACGGCTGAAAGCTACCCGGACGATCTGGTAAGGGTTTACGTGGATCACAGGGAAGTCTGGCTGTTCGGCAAGAAATCCACCGAGGTTTGGAGCAACACCGGCAACGCGGATTTCCCGTTCGAGCGGATTTCCGGGGCCATCCTGGAGAAGGGCTGTGCGGCGGCCGGCAGTGTCGCCAGGGCCGACAACAGCGTGTTCTGGCTGGCCGACGATGGCATGATTTACCGGGCGCAGGGCTATCAGCCACAGAGAATTTCCACGCACGCGATAGAACATGCTATGGAGGGCTACGCCCAGCTTAGCGATGGGCTAGCATTCACCTACGCCCAGGAAGGGCACAGCTTTTACTGCTTGAGCTTCCCGGCCGAAGGCGTGACATGGGTTTACGATGCCTCAACCCAGCTATGGCACGAGCGCGAAAGCCGCGACAGCGAAGGGCGGAGCCTGGGCCGCTGGCGGATCAACGCTTATGGCGATGCTTATAATCAGCACGTGGTTGGGGATTACAGCACCGGCCAGCTCTACACCCTCGACCTGGACGAAGCGACCGAGAACGGAATCCAGATCCGGCGTGAAGCCATCTCCGTCTCCCTGGCGAGCGGAGGCGCGCGGCTGACCATGGCGCGGCTTGAAATCGAGATGGAAACCGGCGTCGGCACGACCACGGGCGACGGCATGGACCCTACCGCCTTGCTGTCCTGGAGCGATGACGGCGGCCGGGTGTGGTCCAACGAAAAGCCGGCTAGCCTTGGGGCTATCGGGGGCTATCGCAGGCGCGCCCGATGGTACCGCTGCGGCCAGTTTCGGGAACGGTATCTGCGGCTTGTGATCAGTGACCCCGTGAAGGTGGCAATCCTGGCGGCCAACGCGGAAATGGAGCAGGGCATTCCATGAAGCTATTCCGGCGATGGTTCGGGCTGCGGTGTTGGCTGGGGCGCTGCCCGTTCCTGTTGGACGCCCCCGGCCCCGGCAACGTCGGCATCACCGGGCGGTGTGCTGACTGCGGCCTGTCGAAGACCTTCCTGGAAGACGCGGGGGGCGGCCCATGACCACCCTCCCGGAACCGCCCCGGACGGCCCTGATCGACCCGGCTAGCGGCATGCTAGCCCGGCCGTGGGTCCGGTTTTTCGATGACCTTCGGCGCGCGATCGTGACCGGCCTGGACGTGACGGTAGGCGGCCGGCTGGATGCCCTGGAAGGGGACACCCTGTTCGAGGGCAGCGGCCAGACCGGCGGCAACACCGATTACAACGACGCGACGGTTCGGGCCAGGATTGACGACCTGGAAACGGAACTGCTGTTCCTGAACGACCATCCCCCGCCCCAGGACGCCATTCCGGAAAGCAGCGGCACCGACGATGCCGGCCAGGAAGCCCTGATCACCCCGGACAGCGCGGCGCAGCTCCGCAAACTGTCCCGGCGGCTGGATGAGGCCAACCTTACCGCCCTGATGGGCCATGACGGGACAGCGGCGCTTGCGCGGCTCCAGAAGGCCGTTCGGGACCTGGAGGCCGCCCAGGCGATGGCAACCGACGCGGCCGGCACGATTGCCGCCCTGGCAAACCGGCTCCAGCATCTTGAAACGGAAGGTTCCTGGTCATGACCATGACTCCCAAGCGGTTTGTAACCGCCCAGGTGGCGGCATCCATTGCCGCTGTCTACACCACGGCGCTGGGCACCCGTGCGGTAATCAAAAGGGCGGCGTTCACGAACACGACCGGCGGCGCGATTACCCTTTTGGTGCATTTGGTACCACCATCGGGCAGCGTGACCGATGGCAACATGGCAATCAAAAACCTGAGCATCGCGGCCGGCGAAACCTACATTGCCGGCGAAATCGAGGGGCAGGTGATCGAGGCGACCGGCAGCATTCAGGCCGAGGCCAGCGCGTCCGGTTCCATCACGGCGATCATTTCGGGTGTCGAGATTACCTGATGCTGAGCGAAGATCAGGAGTTTATCCGGCGGACCATGACGCACCCCAAAGTCTGGCCGTTCATCTCGGATGATTACAGCGGCGCGCCAGAGGATTTCGTGCCGCCCCTGCATGGGTCCTTCCGCTACCTGACCCCGGAGCACAAGGGCGAGCGGGTGGGCGTATTCTTCTATCACCCCCACACGGCGGTTCTCTGGGAGGTTCACACCTGTGTGCTGCCCGAGTACTGGGGCGACCCCGCGACCCAGGCGGCGCGGGCCGGGCTGCTGTGGATGGTTGAGAACACCTCTTGCCGCAAGGTGCTGACCCACGTTCCCCGGACCAACCAGAAGGCGCGCATGTTCGCCCTGCGCGTCGGGCTGAAGGATGAGGGCGTGAACCGGGCCAGCTTCCTGAAGGACGGCGACCTTGTAGACCAATACCTGATGGGCATCACAGAACAGGAGATACGGGCATGCCAGCGGCAGCGGTAATGGGCGTGGCGGCGGTTGGCAGCGCGGTTGCCGGCGGCATTGCCTCATCAAAAGCAGCAAAGACCCAGAAGCGCGCGGCCATGGAAGCGGCCCAGCGCCAACAGGCGGCGACGGCCGAGAACAAGGGCCTGACACGGGACATTTACGGGCAGAACACCCAGCTCGCCCAGGACAACTACGGCCAACAGCTCCAGGACAACGCCCAGGGCTACCAGGACGCCACGGGCGCGGTAAACACGGGCTACGATCAGGCTAGCCAGGACGTACGCCAGGGCTACGGCGATGCCATCAACACGATGACACCGTTTGCCAGCTCGAACCCGCTGATGGCGATGTATGACATGGGCGGCGTTGCGCGCCCCGGCGAATCCACGGCGCGGCCCTATGATTTCCAGGCCACGGACCCGTCCTATAAGTGGCGTCTTCAGCAGGGCCAACAGGCCGTGGAGCGGTCGGGTGCTGCGCGCGGCATGACGCTGAGCGGTTCCCAGCTCAAGGGCCTGACGAATTACGGCCAGGGGGCGGCAAGCCAGGAGTATGGCGCACAGTTCGGCCGGCTGAGCGGCATGGCGAACCAAGCCCAGGGTGCCGCCGGCCAGATAGCGGGATTTCAGACGGGCCAGGGCACGGCCCTGGGCAATCTGGCAACCGGCCGGGGCAACCTCCTGGGCGGCATGGCGACGACCCAGGGCAACACCCTGAACAGCCTGGGACAGTCGAACCTGTCCAACCTGACAAGCCTGAACAACAACTACAACACCACCATGAACAACCTGACCCAGACGGGAACGGGCAACGTCAACCAGTCCATGCAGGACGCGGCCCAGGCCAGTGCATCGGGCCAGCTCGCCCAGGGCAAGATGATTCAGGGCGTCATGGGCGGCCTGTCCTCGATCTACGGCGGCATGACGGGACCGGCGGCGGGGGCGAGCGGCCCAGGGATGGCAAGCCCGGTTTCCGGCGGCCCCATGTCCACGGCACCGTGGGTAGGCGGCGGCAACGGCTACGGCACCCAAAGCGGCTACAGCCCCACCGGTACCCTGTTGCGCGGGTCCACGGGCATGATGGGCGGAGGCGTCTGATATGGCATTCAACCAAGCACGGGCCTACGAGACAGGCGGCGATGCCCTGCGAACCATTGCCGATATTGACCAGGGAATCCGCAGTCAGCAGACCAACCGCCTGGGCGACCTGGAATACCAGCTTGCCGTGACCAAGGCCGACCGGGCGAACACGGCCTATAACCGGCAACAGGCGCTGTTTGACCAGATCAAGGACCCCAACAAGCGGTTGGCGGCCTACCTGCACCCGGAGAGCTACGCCAAGAGCCAGTTCCCCGACCCCAAAGACCGCTTTATCAAGGGCGATCGGAATAACCTCTGGGACACCGGCCGGATTGGGGCGGACGGCAACCCGACGTTCATCCCAGGACCCGACGAAGGCGCGGGGCCGACGCTGTGGAACGGTCAGCCGGCCGGCGGCGCGCGTGCTCCGGGCGGCGCTCCGGGCGGCCCTGGCGGACCTCTATCGAGCTTAGGATCGGGGTTCCAGCGGCAGCAGGGCGGCCAGATGCCCAACCGGCCGGCCCCGGCCGTGTTCCAGGACCAAATCAACCAGCACGCCCAGCGCAACGGGTTCGACCCCCGGATTCTGTCCAACCTTGTCACCCAGGAGAGCGGCGGCGATCACAGCGCGGTATCGGATGCCGGGGCCAAGGGCATCACCCAAATCATGCCCAGGACGGCGGTAGACCCCGGTTTCGGCGTCAAGCCGCTGCAAAATAACACCTGGGAAGAGGCGGTACGCTTTGGCGCGGACTACCTGGGAGCTTTGAACAAATACTACATGAAAAAGGGTAAAAGCCCGGAAGAAGCCATGAACTTGGCCCTGGGCGCGTACAACTGGGGGCCGAAGAACGTTGACGACTGGTTGGCCCACGGCGCGGACCTGTCCAAGGTCCCGCCCGAAACCATGGGCTACATTCAGAACATCATTGGGCCGCTGGTTCAGCAGCAACCGGGCCAGCAACCGGGCCAACAGCAGCCCGGCGGACAGGCTACGCCACAGGCTAGCGGGCAGGCTAGCGGCGGCCAGAACCCCGTAGTTCCCGGCTCCAACCTCCAGGTCATGCGTGATCCGGACAACCCGCGCAAATACTCGACTGAGTTCGGCTGGAACCCGAAAGGCTTCAACCCCGAAACCGGCCAGTACACGGGCGCTCCGGAACGCTACCCGACCAGGGCCACCACCGAAGTCAACATAGGCGACAAGACAGCGGATCAGGTGGGCGTCAAGCAGCGCTATGACCAGCTCGACCAGTACCGCCAGAAGGCCAACACCGCGCAAATCCTCCAACCGAAATTGATGATGCTGCGCGAACAGCTTCAGCAGCTTTCGACCCAGGGGCCGGGCGCAACCTCGATCATCAATTTGCTGGGCACCGCTCAGACGATTGCCAAGGCGGCCGGCCTGGATGAGGGCACGATTAAACACTACACGGCCCAGCTCACCGGCATGAACCCGAACGACCCGGAAACGCTCGCCAAGGCTACCAAGACGGTCAACGATCTGGTCAACATCAGCCTGAGAAGCGCCTTTGTTGGCCTGGGTTCGGCATCCGACCGGGACAGCCAGGGCGTCATGGCGGCGGCACCCAACCCGAACAATCCGCTTGAGGCCAACATGTACCTGATCGACAAGGTGCTGTTGCCCGGCGTCCAGCGCGACATGGAAATCTGGAAACGCGTCAACCCGCTTCAGAGAACGGACAACCAGCTTCTGTCCCTGGACGATACGGTGATGCAGTTCAACGAGGAATGGAACCGGACGCACTACCAGAAAGCGCCCCAGGCAGACCCGAACACGCCCGACCCGAACAAGCCCCCGGCAGACCCGAACGCCCGGAAGACGCGGGGCAAGGACGCGACCACGGGGCATGACCTCTACATCTACACCCCGGAGCTGGAACAGGAAATCCAGCGCGACACCCAGAAGTACCCCGGCGCGAAGAAAGCCCCGAACGGCAACTGGTATATGCCCAACCCGGACAATCCCCCAGGCGGGCCGGCCCCTTACAAGATCATCATGCCTTAAAGGACCCAGACAATGCCTGACATGGAATATTGGAAACAGCGGGCGCGCGATGCGGAAGCCAAGCTGAAAGACCTGGGCGGCAAGGCCAAGGCCGGGGGCAAGCGGGCGATCGACGCGGGCAAGGCGAAGATCGGTATCGACAACGACGAACCCATTCTGCCCCAGATCACCGAACCGGCGGGGCGGGCCGTGGACGCGGGCAAGCGCGCGATCGACATGGGCAAGGTCAAGGCCGGCAATGCGGCAAGCGATATCCTGGGCAAAGGCAAGGACACGGCACGGCGCGGCGTGGACATGGGCCTGAGTGCCGGCGGCGCTAACCTGGACGAACCGCTGTTGCCCCAGATCACCGAACCGGCGGGGCGGGCCGTGGACACGGCGCGGCGCGGCGTGGACATGGGCCTGACGATGGGCGGGGCCAACCTGGACGAACCGCTTCTCCCCCAGGCGGCGGACGCGGTAAGCGGTCTGGGCGGGCCGCTGGGCAAGGCGGGCGGCGCGATCAAGGAAGGGGCCGGCGACCTCAAGAACCTGTTCCTGGACAAGATGCTTGGGACCTCTGGCGGGCAACCGCCGCACATGTATCAGGGGGCACCGCCGGCACCGCCCACGGCCCCGTCTCCGTACGGCGGCGATCAGACAAGTGCGCCCAGTGCGCCCAGCATGTACGGAACCGGCAACGAGACTGTTGGACAGCAGCCCCCGCCCAACGCTCCCAGCATGTACGGGACCGGCACCGAACCGAACCCCCAGCCCAGCATGTACGGCAGCGGAACCGAACAACCCGCCCCCTACATGTACGGCGCACCGCCCCCGACCATGATGCAGCGCGGCGGCCAAGTGATGAACCAGGGCCGGCACGCTATCCAGAACGCTCCCGAACACATGGAGCGGGCGCTTCAGGCGGCGGAAGAAGCATACCGGCGGACCCTGGAACAACTGCGGGGCGGAGGACAGTAAGCCATGCCGTTACGGCTCAACATCGGCAGCGTCCCGGAAAACAGGCTCATGATGTTTACCGGCGCTGAGGTTGCGCCGGTCAACGGTGACCCGTTCGGCAGCGCCCCGCCCCAGGACCCCAACGCCCTGCATGGGACGAAGGATTGGCGCAACCCCAATCCTCCGCCGGCCACCGGGCCGCAGGACCCGTCAACCATCTACCTGGGCGGCGGGCCACCTCCAAACACCCGGCAACCGCCCCCGGCCGGATCAGCTCCCCCGGAACCGTCTGTTCACCCGGACCAAAGCCAGTTTCCCAGCGCGGTCCCGGTTACCGGCGACCCGTTCGGCGACGGCGGGCAGACGCGCCCCGCACAAGCGCCACAGCCGGCCCCGCCCATGTCCAACGAGGACCGTTGGAAGCGGGCCAACAGCCGGTACGTGGTCGGTTCCGGATGGGACTACGGCGGCACCGGTGCCGGCACCGCCGATACCCCCGATAGCCGGCACATCGAGCAGCCCGACCCGAACGTTCCACCCCCGCCGGAACCCGTAAACCCTGGCTGGACGGGTTGGTGGCAGGCGCTGAAACCCGGCGGCGACGAACCAACCTTCACGCCCAATTGGTGGGAGGCCAAGGGCACGCCAGACCCCAACGGCGCGGGCGGCATGACCCTGCCCCAGCCCAGCATGGCGGACCAGATCACCCAGGCGGGAACGCCCCCCGAACCTCCCAGCGATAGGCTCACGGCCGAGCAAACCAAAGTGATGCTCGACACGGCGATTGAGAACCTGAAGGAGCGAATCCGCAACACGCCCCCGGACACCGGCCGGGTACCGAACACGGGCGACGGCACCTTTGTGGGCAATCCAACGCCCGGCGTTGTCCCCTACGACGCGAACAGCGGCGATCGGTTCGGCGGCCATGCCAGCGGTTCGGCCCTGGCGCGGGCCAGCTTGATTCCGCTCACATCCGAGGAAAACGCGCGCAAGCACATTGCGATCTATGCGGCGGACCTGAACGTTCCGCCCGATCGGTTCCTCTACCATGACGGTCAATTCAAGTGGGTGGACCTGGACGGGCAGGTTTACAGCGTGTCCCCGACCATGGAAGGCGGTTCCTGGACCAAGGGAACGCTGGATATGGTCAACCGGACGGCGGGCACCGTCCTCAACCATGCCGGCGAGATCGGCGTTCAGGCGGTTGGCGGCCTGGGCGGCTACATCGGCGGTTCCGGCCCCGCCATGCGGCTTGCCGGCGGCATGGCCGGGGCCTTCGTCGGCGCGGGCGCGGCCGACGTGGGCCGGCAGATTTGGGGCAACTACGAGGCCAACGCCGCAGGGTACAAGCGGCCCCCGGAGTTCGACAAGGACGGTAAGGAGATTCCGCCCCGCCTGGGCAGTGACCTGTTGGATATCGACCCGTGGAACGCCCTGGGCCAAGCCCTGATGAACTCCGGGTTTGAGGCGTTCGCCCGCATGGTGCCCGTGCTGCTGAACGGCATGGTGCCTTCCGGCCTGTTCGGGACAAATGTCTACCGATTGAATAGACAAGAAATCCAGGATTTGGCGTGGCTCCTGGAGCACGACATGAAGACCGGCGGCCACATCCTGAAGAGGGCGCAAGCGGCCCATGAGCTGGGCTTGCACCTGACCCCGGCTGACCTTCTCCAGACGGCGGAGGGCATGGGCATGGGGGCCGGCTATGCGGAAATCCATGGCCGGCTGCTGAAGAGCTTTGAATCGCTGGAGGCCACGCTTGCCAACCGCACCGGCAAGCAGGGGGCCGGGGCCGCGAACTGGATGAAAAACTACTACAACGACCGGCAGCGGCAGATATTCCCGCAAGCGGTTGAGCGGTTGCTGGAGAAGATTGCCCCGACCCCAACCGGACAGGCGGCCAAGTCGGTCAAGGAAGGGTTCACCCAGTTCCGGACGGCATCGGAAGAGATTGTCGAGAAGCTGGAGGGCGCGCGGCTGAAGGCGGGCCGCAATGCCGGTTGGGGCGACCTGTTCGACCAGCAAATTCCGGCGCGGGCGGATACCCGGTTCGTGCGGCAACAGCTCCAGAAAGACCTGAGCGTTGCGGCGGGCAAGACAGAGGAAGAGCTGAAAGCGGTCCTGAAGCAACTGGATGACGGCGCGGGAAACCCTGTTACGAACTACGAGAAACTTCACAACATCCGGCTGGATATCCGCAGTCGGATTGCCGAGCTGGGCGGCACCGGCCGAACGGCGGCGGACAAGACGGCCAAGACCAAGTTGCAGGAGGCCGAAACCATGCTGACCCGCGCGCTGCGGCGTGACCCGCGCTATGCGGCGGGGGATGACGCCTTCGTTGCGGCATCCGGCGGCCTGGATGAGGCCAAGGAAGGGCTGTTTGCCCTGCTGAGCGAAAACCCGCTGTATCAGGAACGTCTGGGCGGCGCGCTGGCGGAGGCCGGGCCGACCAAGATAGCGGCGGTCAAGAAGCTGTTCGAAGACCACGGCAAGGCGGACGTGTTCGCGTCCCATTCGCGGGCCTATCTGGAGCATTCCTTGAACCGGGCGGGCGAGGCCGGCGGGACGATCGGCACCGACTTTTTCAAACAGGTGGCGGGAACGCCCAAGCTGCGCGAGGGCCTGCGCGAGCTGGCCCCCGATGCCCACACGGCGGACCTGTTGGAAGAGCTGGTCAATGCCGGCTACGCGATGGACGCGCGGGGCGGCGTCAAGACCCTGCCCCCCGGCATCCGGGCGACCACGGCGCGACTGGCCCCCAACATGAAGCGCGGCGAGATTTTCGAGAGCACCACCAACCCGCTGGGCACCGGCCTGAAGCGGGTTCTGGACGGCATCGCGTTCAAGAACATGCGGCGCGAGTGGGGCAGCATGAAAACGGCGGTCAACGTGACGGCCCCCACCGGCAGCGTCTATCAGAACATGGCGCAAACCAGCTTGCCGCTGGCCGGCCTGACCGGCGATGCCCTGGAACGCGCGCTGTACGCGGCGGCCCCCCAGGTCAACGAGTATACCAAGTGGATTCCCAGGGCCACGCCCGAGTGGGCTTTGAAACTGGCCCTGCCCTACCTCACGTCCCCCCCGGAAATCCAGGCCACGGCAAAAGACCTCCAGCGCCCTGGCCTGGGCGGCGTGATGGACCGGATGCTTGGGCCAGGACCCGGCGGCACCGCCCCGCCGGCACCTCCGCCCCCGCCCAGCGGCGACGAACCCGGCCGGGCGCTCCGCCTGAACATCACGCGGCCGGGCGGCTAATTCAGATCGAAGGAACCAAACCCCATGGGCCGCTTTGTTCTTCCGCTGCAACAGGTCTTCACGTCTAGCGGAAGGCTAGGCGCGGGCTATCTTCTGCATTTCTATGAGAGCGGCACGACAACCCCGCTCGACACCTACAGCGATTCAGACCTGACAACCGAAAACGCCAACCCCGTTGTGGCGGACGCCAACGGCACCTTTGACGACATATTTTTGTCGAACGTCCCCTATCGCGTCACCTTATCGGACGAAGACAGCGCCCTGATTTGGACGGCCGACGATGTGGAAACGGCGACCGGCGAAATCGGCATTCCGGTTCCGCTGTCCAAGGGCGGCACCGGGGCCACGTCGGCGGCTACGGCCAGGACTAGCCTTGGGCTAGGGACGGCGGCGACCTACACGATTGGCGATGGCGCGGACGAAGTTCCGACCAATTCGATGGTTCAGGGCGTGCCCACGGGTACCATCTGCCTGTGGTACGGCAGTTCCGGCACCATCCCAACGACCTGGGCGCTGTGCAACGGCACGACCTACAGCAAGACCGATGGCAGCGGTTCAATCGTGTCCCCGGACCTCCGGGATAAATTCATCGTCGGGGCCACAACAACCTATGCCGTGGGGGCTACGGGCGGCGCTACCAGCGTTTCCACAGGGGCGAGCGGCGCGGCCGGGGCCGTGGCGACTTCGGCCGGCGGCGATCACACCCACGGCGCGGCTACCGGCGGCCACACCCTGACCGAAGCCCAGATACCGGCCCACCGGCACGTGGAAAACTGCGGCCAGGGCAGTGCGGGCGCGGTGACGGGTTGGAACGTGGTCAGCAACGCAACAACCGCTCCAACCAGTCTGTACACGGACAACACGGGCGGCGGCGGCAGCCATTCCCATTCGATCAGCAGTTCAGGGACTCACACACACACGGTTGATATCTCGGACCACACCCACACGGTTGCGACCGTACCCCCCTACCATGCCCTATGCTACATCATGAAACTCTAGCCCGGTTCCTGCGCTATCTGGCCGGCGTCCTGCTTGGGGTTGCCATTTTCCTGATGGTGGCCCTGATCGGGGCCTTGGTGATGTACTGGACGGCCCCGGCCCACGCGGAACCTCTCTCGACATGGAGAAATTCAGCCTTGGTAAAACTGCACATTGGGGACATTTCCGTTCTGGCGAGAACGCTGTACGGGGAGGCCAGGGGCGAAAAATTGGAAGGCATGCAGGCGGTTGCATGGGTAATACTAAATCGCGCCAAACGTGGGCCGCCCCGGTTCCCTGATACGATCACGGGAGTTTGTAAGCAACCCATGCAATTTACTTGCTGGAACCGAAGTGATCCAAACGCCAAGCTGTGCGCGGCGGTTCATGAGGGTGACCCGTACTATGCGCTGGCACTGTATGCGGCGGCGGGTGTTTTAACGGGCAGCGTCCCCGACCCGACACGGGGCAGCGACCACTACCACACCGTAGGGATGACCCCGTACCCCGGATGGTCACATAAGATGCAATTACAGGCGGTTATTGGTCAGCATCGGTTTTATATCGATACACCTAAGAGTCGGTAGTAAAATTATGGCCCATGCAAAGGCTCCAGGCGGAGAAGGCTCAAAGAATAATAATTGCGGTGCTTCAGAACATTGGCAATTGGCGCGATCGTGCCCTTGAAATCGAAGAACACGCGAACCCAGGCAATAAACTTCTCGCCCTAAGCCTAGCGCGAGATTTGGAAATGTGCCGGATTTCTCTTCGTCGCCTTGCAGAATTGCCGGAAGACGATCGTTAACTTCCGCCGCTCAAACTACCCCCATTGAGCAGGGGGCGGGTTATGGGCAAGCGCGCGATTATCGACCAGTTGAAACAGCCGAGCACGTGGCGCGGCATCGTCATTTTATGCAGTAGCCTGGGCTACGCGCTGACGCCCGACATGGGCCAAGCGATCATTGCCGTTGGTCTGGCCGTCTCGGGATTGATTGGCATCCTGGCCGGCCCTGACACCCCGCCCCCGGCGGAGGGCTGACCATGCCCGTGGGCCTGGACACTGAAGAGTGGTTGCTGATGCAAACGGTAATCACTCACTACGCCCGGCAGCTCCATGAAGCGCGCGAGAAGACGGCCGACCTTCAGCGGCGGCTGGACGCGGCGCATGAACGCATGGCCCTGATGGAAGGGCTTGCCTACGGCGTGTCGATCCTGTGAGACGACAGCTCATCTCCGATTCCGAAATTTGCCGCCGGTTCCGGGACGGCGAAGCTCTGTTTACGATCGGCAAGCGGGCCGGCCTGTGGACCAGTGAGCTTCAGGCGGTGCTGGTCCGAAACGGCCAGGACGTGCGCACCCCGGCCGAAATCAACGCCCTGAAAGGCCGCAAGCGCCACGTCGGCACGCTGCGGTTAAAGGACGATGCTTGACCTCGTTTTCCATCGCGGTTTGCTCTCAGGGCGGCACTATGCGCTGTCCTTGCTCCGGCCGGGCCATGTGATGAGCAAACCGCGTTGCCCCTATTGGTGCCCGCTCCGGGTTCTGGTCTGGCGTCTGGGGTTCAGTTTAGGAGCTTTCGGGGTTTTGTACCGGCGACCCTGAGCGCTTCCAGCCGGCGCAGCTCGATCAGGCCGCGAATCACGGCGTTCAGGAGGGCGCGGCGCGCCAGGGTTTCCTTGGGGATATGTGCGAGAGCGTCCATCGTCCAGGATACGCCGCATCGCAGCAAACCGACGAAGTTTCTCGGAACTGCCAAAAAGGTTGTTCACCAACCCCGGTTCTGGTAGGGTGTAGCCCAACGATAGCCCGAACGTAGCCCAAAGGACGCCCAACCATGAGCAAACTTCCCCAGCTAAACCTGCGCATCCCCGAACAGCACCACCCGCTGGTTCGACGCCTTGCCGAATGTCTGCGCGAGAGTACCGGCGATGCCTTCGCGGCAGCACTGACCGCCTTCCTGGAAGACCGGCCGGCCCCGGCCCCCAACGGCGATCTGGCGGAGCGCGTGCGCCTGACCGAAATCCAGCTTGAGATGCTGGCCGACCAAGTGGCCGGGCTGATGGGCCAGCGCGCCGCTTTGGCGTCCCCACCCGTGACCCCGGCCGAAATCCAGCCGGCCAAGAACGAGTACATCGCGGACGAAATCCGCTCCAAGGCCAGCGCCCTGAAGGCCAAGGGCATGACCTGGGAAGCGGTCTGGCTGGAGCTGGGCCGCCCCGGCACCGTCAACGGGCTGCGCAACGCCGTGGGCAAGTGGCGCAAGCGCTACCACGTCAAGGCCGAAGATTGATTGCAGAAAGGGACTAGTTCATACAACTTCCGAACTAGTCCGCGCCGTCTCCGGACGTGTCAAGATGGCTCAAAATCTCAAAAAGGTTTTGAGCCATAATATTATAATATTGTGCCCCTATTTTATGCCCCCTCAGACCGGGTTATCGGGCGTGACCCCGTACTTGGTTTTCAGGAACTCCAGCACCGTGGCGGCGTCCTTCCGGGCGTCGGGGCCAATCTCCCGCGCGATCAGATCGAGGCCGAGCATGGCAACGGCCAGGGCCGGGACAATCCGGCCTTCCTGAAGGCGTAAGTGAGCCAGCTCCTTTCGGCCTAACTCAGTCCTCAGTGTCCCTTCGGTCATCATAGGACCCCCCTTTTGGATTGTTCAGACTAGCACCCGTCAACAACCGTTCGTTTGTTGACGCGTTCAGCCATCGTGGATCGTAGGAAAACGTCCAGCGGATAGCCGCCCGACCGCCCGCGTTGCCGCAGTTCGGACACAATCCCTTTTCCATGAGACTGATTGCCTCCTGGATGGTGATCGGAACCGCATCGATCGGGATCATTTCCCACGTGTGGCGACACGCGGAACAACTCCCCTGGAAGACAGCACGGTGCCGGCGCTTCAATGACGGCGGCCCTTTCTCATCAGGACGGTTTCAAAGGAATCGCATTCCTCGCACAGGCTGACGAAGGCGCTGGTTGCCTCAGACGCCCCGCCCTGAAGTGCTGCACTCCGGATCAGGGCCGTGACCACCGTGGCCCCGGCCATGAAGGTCAGCATGTTATCGTCCAGGGCCGGCTTGCCGTCCTGGCCCAGGACATTCTTGCGGAACCGCTCCCAGGCGAGAAGCAGCGGCGGCAAATCGTCTTCGTCTAGAGCTTCAGAATCGGGGGCATGTTGATTAGGCATTCGACCTCCGCATGTTCGCGCATCATGTCCAGGAGCTGGCGGATTTCGTTCAGGCCGGCCAGTAGGTCCGGGTTGGTGATGGTGCCGGTAATGCACAGCCGGCCGGGTTCCGGAGCAAGGCTAGCACTTGGGCTAGGGAGTGGGCTAGACGCCCCATCCAGGTCCCCCGCGAACAGCGACGGGTCCGGTTCTTCGGGAATGGGCAGATCGTTGAAGATGCCCAGATCATCGTGCTCATCGGGTTCGGGCACGGGTTCGGGCACGGGTTCAGGCGGGGGCGGGGGCGGTTCCGGGACGGGTTCCGGGGGCGGGTCCTGGGCCAGCTCCTGCGCAAGGGCGAGGGCCTGAGTGAACATCGCCTCAAAATTCTCTTCGGCCGCTTGCTTGTGGCCGTTGCGCTCCTTCGGCTTGCCCGTCTTGTTGGTGACGTGGCGGATAGCCTTGGTCTTCGCCTCCGCTAGGCTCCAGGAACCGGGTTCCAGCGGCACCCGATCGACCACGGCCATGTAAGGCCGGGTGTTGGGATCATAGGGGCCGTCTCGCCGGATGGCCTGGAGGATATGCCCGTTAAATTCGGTCGCGTACCGGCCGGCGGCCACTCTTTCCCATGGCTGCGACATTCGTTAACCTCCCTCCGCTAGGGTTTGCGTGTCCTGGAAGACATGCCGTGCCTTGTTCCTCGCCTAAGCAGCCCTGCCATTGTACGCCTCCAATGGCAGGGCACTCCGGGTTAACCGGCAAATATCCTGCATTTTCGCCATTTGTTGCCCCAGCAACGTAATGCTGCACCTGCTTACCCTGCATTTTGGCAGTTGTCAAACGTACGGTTGAGGATTAGAAGGGGAGTCCCTACCACCCTTAACTAGGAAAGGCTCCAGGCACCGGGACGCGCGTTTATTGGGGCGGCCCAGGCAACAGGCCGCCCCGCTCCATGTCAAATCGTTCCTGGCTCTGGTGTTCAGGTCCGTCATGGTTGGCAACCTTTGGTGTCGTTCATGGACAACACATAGGGTTGCTGAGCGGCCCTGTCACGGGCTAAGTTATGGCTATCTACCGCGTAGCCTTGGGCGGCCGGCCGATTCCGCGCCGTCTCTGGGCGCGCTGAAGATCGGCGTAGTCCTTGAGCGTGCGCAGGCGCACCCCCCGGCGGATCAGGATACGGCGCAGGTTTTCCCGGTTGATGCCGGATTTTTCGGCCAGGGTGGTCAGCGTCATGCCGGCGAGATATTCCAGCTCAACCCGGTCTTCGGCCCAGGCGGTTGGCTTCAACGGCTTGACCCCGCCTTGACGGCGTGGCTTCAGGCCGGCGCGCTTGATGATGTTCAGGACGGTTGCGCCGTGGCACCCGGCGCGGTACCCCACGGCGTCGGCGTCCAGCCCGGAAAAGTACAGGTCAATGATTTCCTGATCTGGGAGGCGGCGTTCAGCCACGCCCCGCGCTCACGGCGCGATCAGTCGGTATTATCCCCATACGGCAAAAACTCCCCAACCATGACCCCGAGAATATGCGTCATGGGATCATCCAAGGAAAGAATGTGGGGCGGCTGTCCTGCCATTTCGATGCTGACCACGTAGGGCGGGAGATACCAGTACGGCAGGATGCTGGCGCTGTCCCATTCAACCAGCACCCTGGCCTTGCGCGGGATTCCGTCGTGGGGACAAGGGCGGACAATCGCCATCCGGCCGCTGTCCATTTCCACGATACGGCAATCCGCATAACGCGGCAGGGCGGGCAAGTAGTCTTCCGGCGACATTCCGAACAAATCCACGCATTGAGGCGACACATCCTTTGCATGCTGCAATATTGTTTTGCGATGCACAATAGCAATTAAAACTTGCGACTGCTCATGCATAGCAGGTACCCCGGCCGCACGGGCTAGCTTCTCCAGTGTGCGCGAGGACGGCGTGCGCGAGGGATCATCAGTGTTCAAGAAGCGCGTTATTGTCGTTGGGGCAATGTTCGCTTCGCGTGCCCAGCGTTCGGCCGTCCAGCCACGTTGTTTCATTACGTCCCGGAACCACGCTTTTAGTCGAGTTCTTAGTTCTGGCGTGTACCGGCTTGCCGCTTCCTGCATGTTTATTATCCGTTCCGTCTTCGGGATATGCTGGCATCCCTTCGTGCTCTGGCATGGGCCTTTGTAAACCATGTGGTCCTGCAAACTTGCAGGACTAAGATGGCACATTGATTAAATTCGCGTAATACACGCCCTATTCACCTGCGGTACCCCTCCCGGTAAGACTGCAAAAACGGCAGTATTAGCACTTGATACCTGCAAAAACGGCAGGTAGGGTGCCCCCGCACTAATGTTCCCGCACCGCCTTGAGTTGCACCAGTGGCAGCCAGTTTCGAAGAACTGCGGCTTCTCGCCGCAGACGGGGACGTGTCCCTTCTTCACGCCTACGTCACGGCTGGATTAGCGGACTCGACCTATTACAGGCACCGGGACGGCCGGAACGGCATGACGATCGCGACCTATAACGCCCTGCGTCGGGCGATCGAAACCCTTTCCAATAAGGTGGCGGCATGAACAGTGCCCAGCTTGACCTGATCGAGGAAGACCCGGAACCCGGCAGTGCCTCCATGGACTGTCCGCACTGCAACGGTACCGGAAAAATCGCCGCTCACACGATGGGCGAGCGGCTGAGGGCCTTGCGCCTGACCCGTGGCCTGACGCCCACCGAACTGGCCGAACGGACCAACGGCATCGTTTCGGCCAGCAACATCAGCTCAATCGAGCGGGAGTCGAACCTGAACCCGAAGCTGGACGCGCTGAAGGCGCTGGCGGCCGAGCTGGGCGTGAAAGTGGGCTACCTGATCGACGGCGAAGGAGACACCTGATGGATGCCGGCGGGCGGCCGGCAACATCCTCCTTCCTGATCCTGGCCGGGGCCTGGATGATGCTTTCGGCTTTGTCCTGGTGTCTCGTGGGCGTCCTGGTTGCCTGGGTCTGGTCCGGATGAAGTACCATGTCGAGAACTTCAACCTGCTGACCGAAGACGGCGAATATCTGCTAGGCGGGCCTTTGTCCGAGCTGTGCCAGATTGCCACCGTCCTGAACGCGGCCGACCCGCCAGACGACAAGCTGGCGGGTGTGCTGCGGGCCTGCCTGGGCATGACCAAGGATTGCAGTTTCGCGCCCGGCGAAAGACTGCTCAACGATGCAACCCCGATGCGCGACCTCCGCAAGAAGCGGGAGTCGTGAAATGCTACGCCGCTTTAGCCTGGGGGCTAGCCCCTGGATACCTGACCGTAATGGTGTCCGGAAACTCCACTCCATAGGACCGATAGACGGACACGATTTTCGCCATCGTCTCAACGTTGGTGACGGTGTAGCCCTTTTCCCAGCGTCTCAGCGTGTTGGGGCCAAGGCCGGCGCGAGCGGTAATTTCCTCCTGGGTGACACCAACCATCGCCCGTGCCGCCAGAGACTGTTGCGGCGTGATCATGATGTTCTGTTCGTTCATCGTCTGGCAACCTCGCATGTTCGAGAAAAACCCAAGAATGACGGTTTTTTTCGTGTGAAGGGTTGTTTGCCAACCCCGGAAGTCCTATATATGGGACTGACGGAGAGAAAAGCAAGCAACCCTACACGGTCCTCAACAAACCTAAGTTGGCGCTTTTCCCTCCAGAAATCAACATCTGGAGAGTATCCCATGCGTAGCATCCCGTTAGCCCCCAACCCCGACCATCAGGCCGCCGCACTGTCCTACCGCCGGGCCGCCAACGCCCTGCGCCACGCCCGGATGGTTCCGCATACCGCAGAACGCGAGCTGGAAAGCCTCCGGTTCTGGAAAGAAAGTGCCGAACACCACAAGAGCATGGCCGCGTACAACGCGACCCGCCCGGTTCGCACCTGGAGCTTCCCCGACTGGCGTTCTGAAGTGAATTGGTTGTTCCGGGGCAACGGTTCCCCGGACGCGGCAAAGAGCACCCTGGCGGGAGTCGAATAAATGGACTCCTGGATTGACCCCACAGGCGATGACCTTTGGCTGATCCATGGGGAGGGGCGGCTTTTGCCGTCCCAACCCCAGGGGTTTGGCCCACCGCGCTTCCTGTACGAGCACAACGGCGCAGTCCTGGAAATCACCCCCACCGTTTTCAATGGCCTTTCAGCCTGGAAGATCACCCGGAGGGCAGCACCATGACCGACAATTTAGCTTCTGCTTACGGCCACATGCTTTCCGCCCGGTTGCTCGTTGAAATCGAGTTGCAAGCCGACCCGACCAGCTACGAGCTGGCGGATACCCAATCCCTCCTGGAAGACGCTTGTTCCCAAATCCGCAGTGCTCTCGCCCTGCGCCAGGATACCCGTTACGACCACCTGGGAGGTGCGGCATGACCGGCGGAACCCCCAACAGCCCCCTGACCGGCTCCCCGCTGCACAGGTGCATGCAGGACCTGGAAACTGCACAGACGCACCTGGGCGACGACGTGAGGAACGACTACGACGCGGCCGGCCGGCTGATCGACGCGGACAGCGGAATCGCTTCCGCCCTGTCTGCTGTCAAGGCCGAGCTGAACCGCCGGCACCGGGACGCCATGAAGCGCAAGGCGGTTCCGGCACTTCCGGAACCGGCCAAGA